TCAGGTGCTGTAGTCTCGCGACTGGTTCAACAAGAAAAGAGGTGGTTCGATACTTTGAACTGTTGTGTCGTGCGTGCGACTACACGATTATTCTCGAATAAAGATACGATGAAATAAGCAATTATTTTTCTCTCTTGTGATGTATATATGGCATTTACTAGATTTCATTATGATTCTTGTAGAGTAGAAAAACAGCTCCAAGAGTTAACCGGACCGGGTCGCCATATGTTGAATGTTCCCGGACAAGGCGAAAGCCCACATTTCATGGAGGACCCGCATATACGAATGGAAAAGTGGGGAGCCAATCTAATGAAGAACAGCATCAACTTAGAAAGCGACTTGCGTGGGCTTACGCGCAAGAACAATAAGGATATAATCGACCAAAATCAGCATACCCTCAAGGCAGCGAAAACAAAATCGCTTCGGTTTCCAGTTTCCAGCGCATGTACCGATCAGACACGGGCTACTCATCCGGCGTGGATGTACAGAGATTTAGAACAGACGAAGTGGGACTATTCGCATCTTGACCCGCAGGAGAATACTTGCCTTCCGTTTCAAAACAACTTAAGCACGCGCATTTTAGAACGGGATCATTTTGTCCCCAAGAGACCAAATGTATCCAATTGAGAAATGAAAAGTGAAAAATGTATAAAATATTTGCCATTATAATATATATTATTGTATATATAATGGCTCAACTCGCAATACCCTTGTTGGCGTTAGGTGGATTTTATGTCATTGCCAACCACGATAATAAAAAGAACAACGATGATGAGGTGGAAGAGAAGAATGGGTGCGAAGGATTTTCAAGCAAAGCTCCATCGCCACCAATTAATTATCCAGTAGTGAAGGAAGTGAATAAGAGCAACGTGAAACATTATCCTACCGCAAATCAGACCACGGACAAATTTTTCAATCCGCGGGTGTCAGAGAATGTTTCTCGAAGAAATCCGAAAGAGTCAGTGGGAACCGGAAAAATCCCCCAAATGTCATTGACAGGTCAACCGATTGAACAATCGGATTTCAAGCACAACAATATGGTGCCATTTTACAGCGGCAAAAGCAACGGCGCCTCGGTGTCGTCCGATGTGGCCGAAATGAGATTGGATAGCATGCAAGGAAACGGCTCTCAAGCATTCCGGAAGAAGGAACAGGCACCGCTGTTCAAACCACAAACAAACATGCAGCACGCACACGGAGCTCCTAATGTTAGTGACTTTCTCCAATCGCGTGTCAACCCGAGCATGCGCATGGCCAACATAAAACCATGGGAAGAACAGCGTGTTGCCCCAGGACTGGGCAAAGGATACACCACGAATGGTGGGATTGGCTTCAATAGTGGTATGGAGGCGCGAGAATCATGGCAGCCCAAGACAGTCGACCAACTCCGCATTGCCACGAACCCAAAACAGAGTTACGGGCTCTCCGGACACGAAGGTCCTGCCAATTCGATGGTAAAGGAAGCGGGCAATGCGCAAACTCAGGGACGCGTCGAGAAGTATGCCCCCGACACGTATTACACCGTCGGTCCGAGTCGTTGGAATACAACGACAGGTTTAGAAAAAGCACCCACCGCACGCGGCATCGAGGTGCTACAGCACGTGAACCGCCCTGAGACTTCGGAAGAATATTTTGGCACCGGAGCCGTTCAGGACGCAAATGCGACGTATGCGAAGGGAACTTACCAGGCCACGCGGAGACCCGAATTGAAAGCCAACGATGTTACCAACATATCGGCGGTTGGCAAGCGCGGAGCTTCGCAAAATGACTATGGTGTTAGTGGGTTTAAGCCATTGCCAACAAATCGCTCCACAATGAAACAACCAGACGGGTTTGGTGCGGTGCAGGGTTTGGCGCGCGCCGCCGTGGCGCCCCTTCTCGACGTGTTGCGTCCGTCGCGCAAGGAAAACACCATCGGAAATATTAGAGCAAATGGTAACGCCGGAACCTCTGTTTCGAACGCACGGGTACACAATCCGGCGGATCGCACAAAGACGACCTTGCGCGAAACGACCGAAAGTGCGATTGACTGCAACTACCTGAACTACCAGGGTCAAGGCGTAGAAGGATATTCTGTCTCAGAACATCAACCGACGAACGTCCAGCGCGACACAACCAACGTCCATTATATGGGAGGTGCTGGACCGAGCATGCAAAAGGCGAATCAAACATACGATGCTGCGTATCGCCAACGCAACAACGAAAACAAAAACGTCGAGAATCGCCCCAATCAAGGTGGCACGCAGATATTCAACCAACAGGAAAACATTCGCATTGGTCGGGTTGATTCCGACCGGAACAACAACCGCATGTACGCCCCAAGCAGTGGACCATCCGTGATTCCATCCGCCGAGACGTTCGGTGCTACCATGGTGCCACAATCGTATGATAGTTGCATCAATAACGACCGTATCAATCCCGACATTCTCTCCGCATTCAAGCAAAACCCCTACACGCAGAGTCTCCAGAGTGTCGCGTAATTTATTCCCACTAAAGTCAATATATATTCAGATGTGAGATGAATATATATTACCTCAATACGAATTAAGAATAACACAAAATCAGATATATATATTTCTCTACTTCCAATGACATTAGGCATACATCCGGATATCTACAAGAAAACAGACTTTTTTTTATCATCAAAGAAAATACCAAACATTATTTTTCATGGACCGCATGGTGGAGGAAAGCGAACCATTGTGAATGATTTCATTGAAAAAATATACAATAGCGACAAAGAAATCATGAAAGCGTATGTCATGCATGTTAATTGTGCGCATGGAAAAGGAATCAAGTTCGTGCGCGAGGAACTCAAATTTTTCGCAAAGACGCATCTCAACTTGAAAGGTAGGGATCATTTCAAAACGGTTATTCTTTCGAACGCAGATAAGTTGACAATCGATGCACAATCAGCACTTCGGAGATGCATTGAATTATTTAACCATACAACCAGATTCTTCATTATTGTCGAAAATCGCTACAAACTGCTCCGACCCATATTATCGCGGTTCTGTGAAATATTTGTCCCGCTGCCTCTAGTAGATGGAATACGCGTCAATTTACACGATTATGCGTCACGGGCATGCTTTAAGCCCGACAAAAGTATTGTAAACAGGAAAAACTGGTTGAAACGGTTCATGAACGCATTAGATGTCACGAATTACATCGACATGGTAGAAACGTCCACAGTTTTGTATGAAAAGGGGTTCAGTGGTCTGGATATTCTCGATTATCTTGAGAATGCGGATATGGAACAGGAGAGAAAATACCACCTATTGCTAACGTTTCATAAGGTTAAGCGTGAATTTCGAAGCGAAAAAATGCTTTTATTGTTCATGTTGAATTTTATTTTATTTCGTTCTGAGGTCAATTTAGAAAATATTTCTTTTATGTAAATGGATGATTATTCGATGTCCAGTCTTGGGGAGTCAAAGAACGAGTGGTGTGCTCGTTTAGTGAATACCCTTACGCCCGCAATCATAGACGGGCTCAAGTCAATTTTCAAAGAAGCTTTAGAACTTTGCGAGGAAAATGACGAGAATGATAAATATTTAATGACATTCCAAACATTTCTCTCTCGTATTCCCAAGTGGAACGATTCAATCATCGGTGAAGAGCGCACAAGAATCGAGAAGTTCACCCAATGTGGCTATCTAGAAGAGTTGATTACGTGCGTCCATGTGGTCCAATTGAAAGCGCTTACGTGTGTTCGCGTTGGACAACAACAGAAAAAAATAGACATTGACATTCCGTCAGCCGACACCTTTATTCACAAAGTCTACATCAACATTGCTCGTAAGTTATATACGAATGTATATCTGTTTGAAGCGGATTTGCCACCGCTGGAACTTCAGAAAAATAATAGACAATTGGAAGTGTTCGCACAGGAGAGCATTCTGAACACGATCCGCGATACGATGCCGGTTGAAACCATCCTTCGCGCCTACATGGACGAAACTGAGGAAGAAGAAGTCAATATCAAGGAGGAGATCATCGAGGAGCCCGTGGTCGAAGAAGCCGAACCCGAACCCGAAGCCAATGCTGAACCAGAACCGTCCGAGTCCGCCGTTCACACCGCATCACCTCAGGAAGCAGTCGTTCCCAATACGATGTCAAACGAACAGCAGCTAACTTCAGCGCCTCTTGCAGCCTTGCCGGTTGCAGTCAATGACACTCACGCACTCAACATTGAAACGGAAACAGAAATGCCTCCTTCGTCCGAAAACATATCGTTTTCTCATACGGATAACGCACAAGATGCTTTAGGAAATGAAACGTTAATATCCGCCCCTAAAACAATCGAAAGACTGGAACAAATCGCACTGGAATCGGCACAAAAAAGGCGCGAAGAAGAGGAGGAGGACGACGAAGATGACGAAGATAGACTCACCATCGGAAATGTGGTGGATACAAATTCGTTGGATATTGATGATTTGAACAAACCTTCTGACCCATTACTAGATTTAGGTGATATCGAAATCTTATCGTAATGCGTTGAAATGTAGAATGGATAATAGTATCATAATATTATATATTATTCATGAACAGCAATTTTGGGATTGCCGGTGTGATTGCGTTTGTTTACATCATCTTGAAGTTTCTCGAAATTCGGTTCGTGTCTAAAGAAACGAAACCGGTGAAAGAAATAGTGCGCGACACAATAGTCGTGTATATGAGTTCGATAGTAGGGTTATTCGTCATTGAACAAGTAGATGCGTCTGAGATAGGGAAAACAAACGCGGTTGCCTTTGTTGGTTCACCTGAATTTTGAACAACATGAACGACATGAACAATATAACAATCGATCTGAATTTGTCTTGAAAAGTGATTATGAAGACAAATTCATTCATTTATTCGTATGATTTATTGGTGACTTTCTAACTTGTCTAAGTTCATTATTTTTTGCTTGTTGATTTTCTTTTTGGAAATGTGATATTTCTCAAAATAACTATTTTTAATGACATCACACGGCACGTGTTTATGGACGGATCTGGCTATCATTTTATACAGTTTAAAGTCCGGATATCTCTCTTCGCCATTATTCTTATAAAGAATATTTCGGCCTTTATCATCCAAACACCAATCCGTCATTATTTTCACAATGGGAGATTTTCTCTCTGCGTCGTCGTTGTCTGAATCGTCCATTAACATGTCGTATAGAGCACAGCCCAAACGACACAAATCGAAACTGAAATTAGGGTCAACGCGTTTTTTGTTGGAATCGAAATAGGGTTCGAAGTTATACTGTGTTGCTGCATCTCCCTTTGCGTGATAGGAATCGCTGCATAATACGTTCCCTCGAAATGTGTAAATTGCCCTTCCGTAGTCTATTATTTTGTATATTTTGCCAAATGTAGGAACTTTATAGTGCTTGCCATCGTATTTATAAAATAGATATTGCTTGTCTGTTTTGATGTACATGACGTTGTTCGTATGCAAATCGTTGTGTGTGAGCCCGAACACCTTTTGGTATGTGATTAACATCATGAGGATTTGCGTAACAATCGATCCGTACTCTTCGTCGGTGACTTGTCCTGACGAAATGAATGAATCAAGTGTTTGTTCGCATCGCTCGAGCGCAACGACTTGGATAGGAAATCGCTGGATTTTAACAAATGCTTCGTCTTCTGACGCAGTAGACAATGTATCTTCAATGGTTGATGTTTCGCTTTGATGAGTATCGGAAATCGACGCAGAGGTGTTTGACGAACGCGACGAGCAGCGCGAACTATCCGAAGAAGCGGATGACGAGTGCGCAGAATGCTGATTTTTCATTTCAAGTTCCGGAGAATTATAAAGAAGTGCGGCAGAAACATCGGCATTGACAGCAGTTGTGGAATCAATATGTGGAGAGAATACGCCATCAAAGTGTGATAGATCAATATCTTCAACATCAGACAGTTCGATAATATTGCTATCGCCATTTTCTAACGAGACCTTGATTGGTTCTTTGTAATCGCGAGTGTCGCGATTCATCAAATCATACTGAAATGTTGTATCAAATTCGTATAAAACACCGCGGTTTTTGTGGAATTGTTTACAATCCTGTAAATATTCGATATCATCCCCTATATCAACCTTGTAGTCGTGTTTCATTCCTAAATATGAACCATAAAAATCGAGTCCATGGACAAACCCGTAATCGTGCAGCATGCTGCTTGTCAAATACGTGAAAAAACTATCAACATATGCTGCGTTATTTGGATCACGAACTTTTGCAATACCGCTAGAATCGTCTTTGAAGGAGGGAAGACGGAACAGGTTGGCATTGGATAAATCATACTTTGAGCTCATGTATTTGATGGGGTCAATCAGCGGAATGAGCTTGAAAAACACGTTCTTCTCTAAAATACTTTTGTCGCTTCTTTCGATATTTACAAGGAATCTATTTTCGCTATATTTTTCGAGAACCTTGGTGAGTTTTCCGTGATTGTTCAAATTAATGTTGTTGAAATTTGTCTCATTTAGAGTAAAAAAACGTCGATAAATAGGTATATAGTTCTGCGAATCCTTCATATTCAATAGTTCGCTATCCTCAAAACTATCAAAGAGGTGTTTATTATCATTCTTCTGGTAAGAAAAGTCCATAGTTGAGTATGATATAAATTCCTTTGAAATCTAACTCATTGAGATATGCGGACAAAGTATTAAAATAACTTCTGTTGTCTCTTTACATGACGCTAGAATTAAAGAAGTTTGACATGTCACATATAAGCTTCAGACCAGACGAAAACAAAGGGCCGGTCGTTGTCCTCATTGGACGGCGTGATACAGGAAAAAGTTATCTGGTGAGGGATTTGCTTTATTACCACCAAGACATTCCTATTGGAACGGTAATATCTGGGACAGAAGCAGGAAACGGATTCTATGGAAGCCACGTCCCTAAATTATTTATTCACGACGAGTACAATACCGCCATCATTGAGAATATATTAAAGCGTCAAAAGACCGTGCTAAAACAAGTAAAAAAGGAAATGGAGAACTACAAGAAGACCACGATTGACCCTCGCGCCTTTTGCATTTTGGATGATTGTTTGTTCGACAACTCGTGGACGAAGGACAAGATGATGCGTCTGCTTTTCATGAATGGTCGTCACTGGAAAATTATGCTCATTATTACGATGCAGTATCCGCTGGGTATCCCGCCCAATTTGCGGACAAACATCGATTATGTCTTTATCTTGCGCGAACCCTATATTTCAAACAGAAAACGGATCTGGGAGAACTATGCGGGTATGTTTCCAACGTTCGAGAGTTTCTCGCAGGTGATGGACCAATGCACCGAAAATTTCGAGTGCTTGGTCGTGAATAACAATGCGAAATCGAATAATCTTCAGGACCAGATATTCTGGTACAAAGCACAACCGCACGGTGATTTCAAACTCGGGTCAAAAGAGTTTTGGGAAATATCGAAGGACCTGGATTCGGACGACGAGGAAGAGTCTTACGACCCAAACTCGGGTCGGAAACGCGGTCCGAAAATAAATGTCAAGAAAAGCCGCTGGTAGTGAGTTTCAGATTTTCGCAGCAACGCACTTGTTTGCCTTGATAAACTCGTCCTTGTCGTATTTGTATATAAACTCGCATTTGTGTGTTTCCGGCATCCGGTGTTTCGAACAATACACATTCTCGCAACGACATTTACCCATAAGCATCTCGACTTGGTTCACTTTTTTCTTGCAATCGGGATACGCACAACTTTGTTTCGGCATCTTGCTTCTTACTTACATATACTACCAAATATTATATGTAAGTTCAATTTTTCGTTAATTGCGCCAATTCTCAAGGTTTCGTCGTGTTATCCTCTGATGTGGAGGCGCTAGTATTTGTATCCTCCGTATTTTCGGCATCATTGGCATCATTGGCATCTTCGGCATCTTCGGCATCTTCGGCATCCTCCGAAATCTTCACAAGCACACTCTCCTTTGGCTTCTCCTCCTTCGTGTCC